TTCTTTCAGAGATAGGAGTTCCTACTGCAGCATCTACTGAAGTATTTCCAGGTGGAACATATAGGTTAGTGTAGGTTCTCTTGATAACTCCGCTCTTTCTGATTGGTCCAAATAACTGAGCTTTCAGCGTAAATCCCAATGAATATACTATAGCACGACGATTTATAAAATCACCTTCATAAGTATCTTGTAAACTCGTAGTGTTTAATATAACCGGAACATCTACGTTAAGACCTAAGTCTGGAATTAAATTTAAAGTCATGGTCCAATTGGGTGTAAAATATGGCAATATCTGTTCTACGATTCGCGTAGCATCATCAGTAGTCTTCGTCATAATATCAAGAGTTATGCCTAAATTATATGGCACGGGTTGATATTGATACAATAATTGTGAAGTGTTCGAAGAATTTTGTTTTACATTTCTATTTAACGTATTAAGCTTGCGTTCTGGATCATATGAAATGTTGACGAGTTCAAACGCCATACGAGGAAGCACCATAGCAAATGGACGCGTTAAATCTGGATCGCCTTCTGATCTTGCTAGAAACTTTTCTTTTGGGCCATAAGACAATGGCACCTTCATCGTTTGAATAGTTTCATTGCTGGAATTGATACGATTAATGTGAATATCATTAAAAAGCGTGCCAAAAGCAACTATGTACTTTCTTATAGCGCCATGATAGAATGTATTAAACATCTTAATAATTTCCTTCTGAGAATGGATTTGCCTCAGAGAAATCTAATATATTATCAGCTTCTGTTTCAACCTCAGTATTATCTTCAAAAGAATCTCCGACCTGAGTAACGAAGTTAAATTGTTCTTGAACAAGATCGTATCCATCTTCATCCTGAAGAACATATGAATCTTCTGTAAGCATACGATAATTAGAGAAGTCAAACGAATATTGCTCTTCTTTAGAATCAATTTCTGGAATACCAGTATTAAGTTTTTCGTTTGAGTATTCCCAAAGTTCACATACCAAATCAAACGTTTGTAGAGAACCTAGTTGATAGAATATAGCTTCATGTTCAACGAATTTAATTATAAAGATTTTTTTATTTAATGGTAAATAGATAATATCGCCTTCTCGAGGTCTGGCTAATTCATCTACATTACCAATCTCATCAAAGAAAGTTCTACGAGCTATTGTAAACGTTATCTGATCTCTGATTTGAAGATTAAACTTAGATAAGAAATCGCCTTCTCCTTGAAATCCAGACACATCTTTGATGTACATATCAATAAAAAACGATTGATTATATTCTGATACGCTGTCTTCACCACCAATCTCGTCTTTATTTTTCAACTGTCTTGGAATATAATACACGTCATGTCCATATATTTTTATGGATTCAATGATAAGATTCTCGATCAAGTTCTGTTCCATAGAACTTGTGAAGTTATTGAAGAAGACTGAGGTTGCCATTAGATATATTTCAACCTACCATATCCATAACAGGAAGTGAGTAACTGCTAATCATCTTATCTTCTAAGTCTGTAATTTCAGCAACAGCATCATTATAAATCTTTTCACCATTAAACGTTAATCCACCGGGAAGCTGCATACCAGTAAACTTAGTTAGATTAGAACCCCATTGACGTTTAATCAGAGCGGTTGCGTATCTCAACAACCATTGATCTTTCCACACATCAACATATTCATTTGGATCTATGATCTGATAAGCTTCAACAAGTAGATATTCATTTGAGAGTGAGTTCCAATCCATGTCGATATACAGACGATTCATATGGCGATTAAACCGTAGAAGTTGTTTACCGACTAACATTTCAGAAATCAGCGAAAGATGCTCCATGACCATGTAATAAGGAACCATCGATACAGATGTAAGCGTATATAGATCGTTTAATGCAATCTGATAACGAATATTAAAGAGGTCATCGGAACGAATAGATGGATCGGCAATATTGAAAAGATTCACTGCTCCGATTACATTGTCTGGAACTGTAATATACTTATTAGTCTTATCAGTATCTGTGACTAAATGCTTATAATAGATCTTCTCTGTGCCATCAAAATGATAGTCCCAATAATAACGGAGAGCATCATCAACACGATCTTCTACCTGATCTTCATCGACGTTGATTTCGATGACAGGTTTGCCTAGTCGTCTTAGACAATATTCTTTAAATGCAGCACGAGTAGTTGGAACAGCCATACATTTCTCCGAGATTTATAGAATATTTATGTAGCGTTATCGAGTTACTTCTGGAGTAACCGTGACTATTCCTTCTTGGACTCTTGTTACTATCGCAGCATTACTCGTGATCTCACAATCATAAACATATCTGCCATAAGGAATATTCGCAGTAGCATTAGCAGAAAGAGAAAGCGTCACAGTACCAGAATTGGCGACTGTGACCACAAATGATGTAGAGTTTGTAGATGAGTAGTGTCTACGCATCTGAGCAGCACCAGTATAATTGGTCAAATCCATGACATCACCATTAGCGTCTGCTACGGTAACTGTAGATGAAAATGTAGCGCCTTGATCTATAACTAGGTTTGCTTTTGTCGATGCCATATTTAATCCAGAAAGTTTGGTTTCTTCTATTTATTATTTATAGAATACCAGTTTCTGTCTATTTTTGAGTCAGAATTAACAATTGGAAAACTAAGAGAAATGCGTTTTTTTAATGGAAAACATTCATGATATTGATGTTTGGGCACATAGATCATATCGCCTGATTCTAAATCGCATTCAAATTCTACATCTAAATCCTTGCCATTTACGTTATATTCAAAATTACAGTCTTTAGCGTGCTGTTTGTAAACTTTCCAATGACACTTACCAGATTGATGTAAGATTATGTTGTCAGCATGATCGTAGTGAGCTCTGAATGATTTACTCTTCTTTAATCCGCAGTAAGCGTGTACATCTACTGCAGTTTGTGGTATAATTTTCTCTATCAGAGAACATATATCATTTACTTCCTTAGTTATCTTAGATGCGCCTAGAATAACTAAACTATACCCAGCATTGATCTTATTGAACACAAATTGCGGATCTGGTCTTGGAGTATGAGACCATGCAGATGTAAAAAGCGGGATCTCTATTTTAACGTGATTTTCATTGATCAATTCTACACATTCAGGGGTAACACGATAGGTGTCGTTTAAAAGATACTCTAAGTCGCCCCATTTCACTAATTTATGATCTAGAATATCCTTTGAATAAAAGGCAGTTCGCGAATCGCCACTAATCTTAATTAAAAGGACTTCTAGGAAAGCACGTTCTTTCTTATTCATATCAAATATTTAAATTTAATGAATATGATTAAATCATATATGATCAGCCGATGAACCGGTTAATTGTAATAATTGTAATTTGGTTACACTTAACATTTCAGGTATTTCTTTCCAAGAATCTTTAAATTGAGTTGCAATTTCATTTAACATTGCAACTAAGTCGTCTCGATTACCAGTCCATTTGAATATGTTGCTATTCTCTTGTATTCCATTAGTAAAACACACGGTAATATTGCCAAGAGTTTCATCTACTTCTGTAATTTTCCAAGTTACTTCGCTCATTTAAACCTCGGTCCTGATGTCCATACGACAAGAGTTCGTCTTGTCCCGCTTGTTATTGGTGTGACTCTATGCACAATATATGACGGAAACGCATAGAGTAATCCTTTTTGTTTTTTACAAACATGAGGAATATTTCCTGTCATCAATTCTAAGTCGCCACCTTCATATTCTGAAGGATTAGATAACTGTAAAACCATAGATAATTTTCTAGGAACATTATCGTTTGGTCCATTGTCCATATGCCAATCATAATGTTGTTTAGATTTCTTTACATATTTATATGTCGTATACTGAAACAATTCTCCAAATCCCCATAAATCTAAACCAAAAAATTTGCCATTTAATTGTCTGGCTATATGTTGAAGTCTATCAGCTAACCATCCTTCATTATCTAACCATGATACAGTTGAACCTCGAACATTTTCATCACGAACTCCTTGACCTATGATGGCAGGCTGAGGAGGTGCTCTTTCTCCCATTGTGCATATAGCATCGATCTCTTCATCAGTAAATCCGTTTTCCCACCAAGCAAAAGTTGTACTATTATATGCCAGATCTGGCGACGGCATAAACATCTTCATTTGCGTACCCATAAATTATTTCGATAATGACTACGTTCAATTTTTAACTTCGCCGAAGTTTTTTGTATTTTCTTCAACTCTTGATCATTTAATTCATGAATATTTGATTCGATTTCGAATGAACTTCTATGTATTGGAATAGCTTGAACTAAAGGAGTGCCTACTGGAAGGATGCCTTCAAAGTTAGGTTTATTCCAAAACGCAGGAAAATTTATAAACTCTTCATATCTATCGCAATCTACTATACCAGTAATACAAGAAAATCGTTCATCTTCTCTATTAAAGGGTGGAGTAAAAAGAACTGACCAATTTTCAGGAACTTTGATCGACCAATAGTTCAAAAATTTAATGGGAGGTTTAGGATATTTTGGATGCTTATCATCATTTATCTGACTTGCTTTGTGCGATTCTAATATTGGTTTATTCCAATCGCAGTGCCAATCAATACGAGAGCAATCTTCATTTGTTGTTATATGCACTTCAGACGCAAGAGGTATGATCCATCCTACAATCATCGCATCTAGAAAAGGCGCACATCTTTTAACGGTTGAGCTGTCAGCACGAGAATCTAATTTAGGAACAAGATCTTTATACCAATTAGGCATAAGTTTTCTTGCTGGATAAGGTTTTGGAATTACATCCCAATCTTCTTCATGACATCTAAATTCAATTACAGATTGCTTTGGTTTAAACCACTTAAACATAATTTTTCACTCACTTTAATATTATATATCATCGTTCAGAACCAGTCCAAGAAATTACTACACTGCCGTTAGCACCAATGCTACCATTTGCCGCTTGAGATCCTGGAGTTAAGTTACCAACTTTTCCACCAGTTCCACCAGTTCCACCGGTGCCAGCACTGCCAATTTGAATGGTTAACACATCACCTGAAGTTACGCGAACTAATGTATCAGTACGTGATTGTCCTGCGCCTCCTGATTGACCTGGAGGAGAAACTACTCCGATTGTGCCGTTTACACTTGGAGCATTTTGAGCTGTGCCACCATTACCTCCCGTTGCTCCACCTCCGCCTCCACCTCCACCTCCGCTGACGGTAGCGCTGCCGCCACCAGCACCTCCGTCGCCGGCGTTTCCAGGCCCAGCCCCTCCTGCTCCACCACCGCCACCACCGGCAGCTGATTGACCAGCAGTACCATTACCACCTGCAGTTCCTGCTGAACCGCCTGGAGTTCCAGCTATACCTGCTGTACCTCCTGGACCGCCTGGAGCTCCAGCGGAAGGGCCTTGAGAACGACCAGTTCCTCCTGTGCCTCCAGGACCGGCTCCACCACCATTACCAGAAATAGCCACAGCATCAGTGCCAGCATTCCCTGCAGTACCAGCCGATCCACCAGCACCTGCACTACCCCCAGTATATGTTAATGTGGTGAACGTAGCCGCCGTAGTTTGTCCAACAACGTTTGTAGTTTGTCCAGCGCCGGCCGAGCCACCTTGTTGACCAGCAGCGGCTGTTACTGCAGGAGTTACGATTGTGCCAGCGGGTGGAGATGCGCCAGCAGTACCTGCTTGTCCAGCTCCTCCAGGTTGAGCTGCGCCGGGTTGACCTCCGCCAGCGCCAGCTGTACCTCCAGTTCTCGCTGGTGTAGCTGCTTGACCAGCTACACCAGGTTGACCGACCAGAAAACTACCGGGAGGTCCAGAACCTCCACCACCACCTCCACCAGCACCGGCATTTCCAGCTCCACCAGCGCTGCCAGCATTTTTATTTGCACCGGTTCCAGCATTGCCTAATCCACCTGATCCTCCGGTGCCTCCACTGGCCCCAGCGCCTTGTACACTAATCCACTGCACGCCGACAGGAACAGTAAAAGTTCCAGATGTGTTAAACGTCTGAGTACCAGCTGCAGCAGACTGACGTATTCTGGCTCTAAATCCTAATGGCATGTATTATGGCTCGTAATTCTTGAAAGTTTGGTCTGCTAACAATGATTCTAAAGTTAAATGAACTGTATGTTTTGGATAACCGCCATTAATAGAAGAGTCTGCTTTTTGATATATTAAAAACGGAAATGATTCAGGAGAAAGTAAAAATGAACCATCTTCATTAGGCCCAAACCAAGAATTTACTGGATCTACTACAGCTTGTAAATTCTCTAATGGAGTGCCACCATAATTTAGATCTTTCCATTCTACATTCAATGAACTTAGATACTGTCTCCAAGGACAAGAATATAGTTTAGAAGCAGGTGTGATTGAATATAAAGCAGCATCGTAAATAACAATAGCCATCGAGTCCTCCTATTAAGTAGTAAAGTTCATAAAAGATGGTGCTACTATATATGAAGAACCACCATCATAAGTTATTACAGATAATATATCGCTTTTTGCAGGTGTTAATGTTAATGTTGGTTGGGTATTATATGCATATTTCATTGTGCCAGCAGCACCACCAGAAGTATTTCCTTGAATAGCTAATGCTCCAATTGAGTTAGCACCAGTTCCAAGATATTGAAGAATCAAAGTTGCAGAAACTGCTGTACCAGATGCTGGTGGATTAATGAATCTAACGTTTGCAGAAGTCACAACAGTATTAGCAACGGTTACTCTAAACACAGACGAAGTTTGTAGATTTAAATCAGTTGTGCCATTTGTTGTTATAGCAAGAGCAGTCATCTTTTCAGTATATGCCGCCATACTCAAGTTAGCAGCAGCATTGATTACTGAGCTATTGACTGTGAGTGCTGTACCTACGTTAGCACTTGTTGTTACAAAAAGAGTCGCAGTATTTGTTTGGTTTACGACGTTTATAGCAGCAGTATTAATCAAAGCTGTAGTAACAGTTGTTGTGCCAATCGTCAAAGTAGTAGATGTTAAGTTAGCTGTGTTGCTTACTGATACTAGATTACCAGAAACAATCGCATTTGATGTAGTATTACCAATAACCATAAATGTGGCATTGATAGTGGATCCATTTGTAACACCAAATAGACCAGATGTGCGTAAAGCGCTATTAACTTGAGAACCAGTAACAGTTGTAGCGCCAATTGTTAAAGTGGTAGATGTCAAATTAGCAGCATTACTTATTGAAATTAAGTTACCAGAAACTATAGCGTTTGAAGTTGTGTTACCAACGAATAATGCTGTAGATGTCAAGTTTGCACGAACGTTGTCAGCTGTTATTACAAATTGTGAACGCGTCTGAGTAGTCAAATGAGTCAAGTTGCCCACAGTAATATTTGTATTACTAATAAGTACACCGTTGGTTGTACCATACGTACCTAACTGGATTTGCCCGATTACGTTTAAATTATTTGATACGTTAGCTGTACCACTAACATTCAAGTTAGATGATACGTTAGCCGTACCTGTTACTACTAATCCTGAACATGCTGTCAATAGGCCATTGACACCCAAAGTACTCAGCGCATTAGCAGCACCAGTAACACCTAAAGTACCACCAACGTTAGCATTACTTTGAATATTAGCTGTACTACTAATATCAACCACACCAGTAACTCTTAATGCAACACCGGGAGCAGTGTTATTGATACCTACACGATTATTAACTGCATCAACAAATAGTGTACCTGAGTCAAAGTTAGCATTAGGTGCTACAGTAAGTGCTGTGGCGCTAATCGTTAATGCTGTACCAACGTTAGCACTTGTTGTTACAAAAAGTGTCGCTGTGTTTGTTTGATTGACTACGTTTAGCGCAGCAGTATTAATCAAAGCTGTAGTAACAGTCGTAGTACCAATCGTTAATGTTGTCGATGTTAAGTTAGCGGTATTACTTACAGAAATCAAGTTACCAGAAACAATCGCATTTGATGTAGTATTACCAATAACCATAAATGTGGCATTGATAGTTGCGCCATTGGTAGTAATACCGAACGCGCCAATATTTAATGAATTAGCTACAGTAAGAGTATTTGTAGTATTATTGAATGTAAATCCAGCACTTGCGCCAGCTACTCCTGAATTATTAAATTGAACTTGTGAGTTTGACCCTGCAGTAACAGTTCCCCAATATACATTACTAGTGCCATTTGATAATAACGCTTGCCCTGCCGTTCCTTGAGACCCCGTAGAATCTAATAAAGTAACACCAGTAGGAATTGTTAATCCGCCATTATGTAAACTTCTAACTGAAATATTAAAGCTGCTTGTATCGTTATTAGCAACAATTCCCCAAACAGCTCTTGAACCGTATGACGTATTAGTAGAATAGAATACAAAGTTATCATCAGATTGTTGAACGAAGTATACATTAGCAGATGAATTAACTGTTGCAAACGATAATTTTTTATTATTAACTGTAAGGTTGACATCAGTGTTACTATTCAATTTTGTCGTGTTTGCAACAAATCCCGAACCAACGGTATGACTAGCAGCATTGACTGTGCCAGTTGTATATACACCACTAGCATTAATAACAGCCGCTGTGCCTACGTTAGCGCTTGTGGTTACAAAAAGTGTCGCTGTGTTTGTTTGATTGACTACGTTTAGCGCAGCAGCATTAACTAGTGTAGAGTTAGCAGTAAATGCTGTGCCAACTGTGTGTGAAAAGGCATTAGCCACACCAGTCGTATATACGCCAGTAGCATTAATAAATGCAGCAGTGCCAACATTTGCGCTTGTTGTTACAAAAAGTGTCGCTGTGTTTGTTTGATTGACTACGTTTAGCGCAGCAGTATTAATCAAAGCTGTAGTAACAGTCGTAGTACCAATCGTCAATGTTGTCGATGTTAAGTTAGCTGTATTACTTACCGATACTAGATTACCAGAAACAATCGCATTTGATGTAGTATTACCAATAACCATAAATGTGGCATTGATAGTGGATCCATTTGTAACACCAAATAAACCAGCAGTATGTAATGCTGAATTAACTTGACTTGCATTGGCAGTTGTAGTACCAATCGTTAATGTGGTAGATGTTAGGTTAGCAGTTCCACTTAATGATACTACGTTACCAGAAACAATCGCATTCGATGTAGAATTACCAACCAATATCGTTGTATTGACTACGTTAACGCCATTGGTTGTGCCAAATGTACCAATGTTTAAATTTGATGACACGTTAGCAATACCAGTAACTGTTAAACCACCTGTAGCGGTTAATAAACCAGCAATCCCTAAAGTACCACCAACGTTAGCGTTACTCTGGATATTAGCTGTAGATGAAATATCAACCACACCAGTAACTCTTAGAGCAACAC